GAACGCGGCATGGTCACCCGCGCCCTGGAGCTGGAGGCCGCCGCCCTCACCCGCATCGACGCCCTGCGCGCCGCCGCTCAGCAACGCCGCGACACGGCATCGCAGGAACTCACCGCCCTGCGCAGCAAGCCGGCCAAGGCGGCAGGCCTGCCCCTGGAGCTGGCCACCCTGCTGTGCATCGGCTTCGCCCTGGCGCTGGAGGTGGTCCCGGCCCTGATCCTCTGCGCGCTACGCCCCGCAACCGATGCCGAAACCGCCCGCGCAACCGCGCCGATACGCCAGAAACGCACCGAGGAACGCACCCAGGAACACCCGGAAACCGAGCCGGAAACGGCAACAGGCAACGACCTACCGGCCGACCTGCTGCAGCTGATCGCCCGCACCGAACGCGGCGCCAAGCTGGCCGTCCGGCAGGTAGCACGGGAATTGAAGATGGGCAGCGAGAGAACTACCCGACTGATGCAGCAGGCCACAGAAGCCGGCCTGCTGAGCAAGACCGCCGCCGGATACGTGGCGGCATAAAGAAAGGCCCCGCCGAGCGGCAACTCGGCAGGGCCATACCAACCCCGAAGGAGAAGCACCATGCAAGCACAAAACCCCGAAGTCAGCGGCGACAAGGCTACCACGCCAGCCGCCGACCTGCGCCTCGTGTCCGTTGAACAGCTCCGCAAGATCCACCGCGAGCTGGACGCCTGCCAAAAAGTCATCTGGCTGGCCGGCTGCCGCCCCCGCGTGCCCAACGGCTTCGACCCCGCCTACGTCACCGGCGCCCAGGAACAGCTCCAGGTCATCGAGGGGCTGATCAAGAAACAGCCGAGCGCCGCCGAGGCAATTGAGCCGTGCGGGGAATGCATCGAAGGCCTGCAGATGATCGACCCCTACGACGGCGGCACCTTCATCACCTGCAAGCGCTGCAGCGGGCGCGGCTTTGTCGCCGTTTGCCCAACATGCCGCCAGGGCGTGCCGGCTGATAGCGCGCATCTGCTCTCCGAAGCCATCGAGGTGCCGCGGTGGACGCATGAGAAACCAGCCGCACCTGGTGCGTACTGGGTGCGCGGCTTCCGACTGGGCGAACCTGACTCACGGCCGGCGCTGGTCGAAGTTTCCCGCAACGAAGGCGGCGAGCTGCTGTGCAACATCCACGAACGCAACAGCAACGACGAAACGCACCAATGGTCATTCGTCGCCGACTGCGCCGAGCGCTTCGAGTGGTTCGGCCCGCTGCAGGCTGGCAATCCACTGCAGACGGAGCCCTACGCATGGTTCTGGAGCCACGGTTCTGATTCCGGTGTGCTCTCTACTCGCCAGGACTACGAGCAACACAAATCCGACTACCCGGGCATGACCTTCACCGCCGTCTATGCGCTGGAGGTGCCCCATGCGTAACGAGCAAATCACCCTACAGCAGTCCGTCGAACTCATGCACACCCTGGAGTTCCAGGATCAGACCTTCCACCAGCTGACCGAGCCGGGCGGCTACACCTGGCTGCTCGACCGCCTGCGCGCGATCGGCAGCCCCGACACCAAGTCGGTGGTCTTCCTGTTCGGCGCCGACGCCACCACCCTGCAGCAGCTCAAACGCATCCGCCGCAACAAGGGCACCAACCTGGGCGACATGACCGTCTACGCCGTGGAGGTGCCCCATGCGTGAGCGCCCAACCATGGCCAGCCACCGCCTGGAGCTGCCCAGCATCTGCGATATCTGCGGCAACGCCCGCTCCACCCGCAAGCACGCCAAGTGCAGCCGCATCCGCCAACGCCTCAAGCAGGACGAATGGGCCAGCTACATGGCCAACGTCGCCGCCAAGAAAGCCCAGGGAGATCGCCGGTATGCGCGTTGAGACCCTGCACCACTTCCACTTCTGCTGCGGCCTTGGCGGCGGCGCCAAGGGCTTCAACCGCGCGAAGCCCGTCGTCGGCAACGTCCAGGCGCGCTGGGAATGCCTTGGCGGCATCGACGTCGACCCGGCTGGCCTGGCCGACTTCGAACGCCTGAGCGGTGTTCCTGGCACCCTGCTGGACCTGTTCACTCGCGACCAGTACATCCGTTTCCACGGCAAGCAGCCACCAGCCGGGTGGCGCGAGGCCACCGCCGAGGACGTGCGCCGCGCCGCGCAGAACAAGCGCCCCGACGCCGTGTTCATCAGCAGCCCCTGCAAGGGCGCCAGCGGCCTGCTCTCCGAAAAGATGAGCCAGACCCCGAAGTACCAGGCGCTGAACGAACTGACTCTGCGCTGCATCTGGCTGATGGGCGAGGCCTGGAAGGATGACCCGGTGCCGCTGATCGTGTTCGAGAACGTCCCGCGCCTTGCGACCCGCGGCCGCCACCTGCTGGACCAGATCAACAGCCTGCTGAGCTTCTACGGCTACGCCGTTGCCGAAACCACCCACGACTGCGGCGAGCTGGGCGGCCTGGCCCAATCGCGCAAGCGCTTTCTCCTGGTGGCCCGCCACGTCGAGAAGGTGCCGCCCTTCCTGTACGAGCCGGAGAAAAAGACCCTGCGCGCCGTCGGCGACATCCTCGGCCGCATGCCGCTACCGGGCGATATCGACGCCGCCGGCCCGATGCACCGCGTACCCTCGCTGCAGTGGCAGACCTGGGTGCGCCTTGCCCTGGTGCGCGCCGGCAGCGACTGGCGCAGCCTCAACGAGCTGGCGATCGAGGATGGCCACCTGCGCGACCTGGTGATCGTTCCGGAATACCGCGCCGGCTACCTGGGCGTGCATGGCTGGGGCGATACCAGCGGCACCATCGCGGGCCGCAGCAGCCCTACCAATGGCGCGTTCTCGGTTGCCGATCCCCGGTACCGCCAGGCCGCGAACTGGAATCACGGCCAGCAGTTCGGCGTTATCCGTTGGGCCGAGTCGGCGCCGACGATCCCCGGGCAGACCATGCCGGGCCAGGGAACCTTCAGCGTTGCGGACCCGCGCCCGAACTGGAACCGCCACAGCGGCAACTACCGCGTCGTCCCATTCGACAAGCCGGCCGGCACCATCATTGCCGGCGGCAAGGGCGTGCAGGGTGGCCAGCAGTCTGTAGCAGATCCTCGCATCCTGCACCGCGGCAAGGGCGACAACTACCTGACCGGTGGCCACTACGGCGTGATCCCATTCGACCAGCACGCCGGCGCGATCGCTGCCAGCTCGCGCTACGACAGCGGGCGATTCAGCGTCGCTGACCCGCGCATTCCTGTCGCCAATGAGCGCCTGACCTGCATCATCCGCAGCATCGACGGCACCTGGCACCGCCCCTTTACCACCCTGGAGAAGGCCGCGCTGCAGAGCCTGGTGGAGCCAGAAGAGCAACTGATCCTCGACGGTCTGAGCGACAAGGACTGGAGCGAGCGCATCGGCAACGCCGTGCCGCCGCACGCCGCCGAGGCCATCGCCCACGTCATGGGCACCACCCTGCTGCTGGCTGCGGCCGGCGAAACCTTCATGCTGAGCAGCATGCCGATCTGGGTCCGCCCGGTAGCGGTCGGGCTAAGCGTGGCGCAGCGGGAGGCCAATGCATGAGCCGCCTTGTCATCACCTACGGCCGGCGCTGCGGCAAGCGCCTCTGGCCGCTGTTCTGCTACGCCAAGGCGCACGGCTGGCAGATCACCAAGACCAACGGTGGCCACCTGCGCTTGACCAAGCCCGGCCGCCACATCATCCACACCAGCAGCACGCCAAGCGATTGGCGTGCCGTGCGCAACGCCGTGGCCATGCTGGCCAGGGCAGACGGTTATCGCGCACTGGAGGTGGAACGTGGCTGACCAGGCCGACCGCCAACACATGCACGAATGCGAGGCGCGCCACTGGCTGCGCCTCGGCTACACAGGTGAGGACACGGTCGCGGAGCTGCGCGAAAAGATCACCGCCAAGCGCGGCAGCGCTGCCGCCGAGCGGCTGATCGAGGAAATGCGCCGGCAATGGAAGCGGCGCAGCGAGTGGTTCGGGAGGGACGATGGCTGAGCCAACGTCACACGACGGCCGTAACTCGACGGCAACCGCGGGCAAGTACAGAATGCTGTATGTGCAACCAGTATTCGTGAGCCATGTACTACGAAGTGATCCCGCTCTACCACCTCGGCAAGAAGCGACCGCGGAGCGAGCTGCAGGCCAGCCAGCGTCTGAGGGTCGATGTCCAGGTGTGCGTCATGCCCGTGAGTCCGATAGGTGGCCCGAGCCTATGCGCCCATATCTTCACCGCGGGGCAGTTCACCAGCGACCCACTGCCCAGGCTCTACGATGTTCGCATCGAGGGCATGGCCACCATGGGCCTGGTGTTAGCCGGCATCGAGGAAGTAGACGGCCAGCTTTACCACCAGGCCTGGCACTGCCGACCACTGGAAGACCAGGTTGTCATTCCCTGGACGGCCTGCCCGCGTTCTTCGCTGGATCAGCTGCTGTAAGGCCACCACCAACCGCATAACGAGAAACCACCGCTTCAACTTCTCGGCCTGCTCTCGGGCCGAGCTTCTATTCGGCCCATAGACTGGGCTTTTCTTGTGCCGGGGGGCGCAGATGGCAAAGGGTGTAGAGGTACGCGGCAACCGCGTGCGCGTGTATTTCCGTTATCAGGGCGAACTGTGCCGCGAGCCGTTCAACGGCGACGCCACGCCCGACAACATCGCCCAGGCCGAGCGCCTGGTCGGCATGATCGAGTACGAAATCAGGGCGGGCACCTTCAGCTATGCCCGCCACTTCCCCGACTCGCCCAGGGTGAAAACCAACACCCTCGGCCACTACATGGACCTGTGGCTCGAAATCAAACGCAACGAGCTGGCCCCGTCCGGCTTCCGCACCTACAAGAGCAAGGTCGAGACGCACATCCGCCCACGCTGGGGCGATGAGCAGGCCGACACCATCGACCACCTGGACCTGCAGGAGTGGGTGCACAAGACCCTGATGCCGACCCTGCACAACCGCACCGTGCGCGAGATCGTCAGCCTGCTGAAACAGATCTTCACCCTGTACCGGGCGCGCAACCGCTCGGCCCATGACCCGACCGAAGGCATAACCATCCGTCTGCCCGACGCGGACGAGGTCGACCCATTCACCCGCGAGGAGATCGACGCGATCCTCGGCACGACAACCGACAAGCTCCAGGAGCTGCACCTCGCGCAGTTCATGCTGTGGACGGGGCCCAGGGTATCCGAGGCCATCGCCCTGGCCTGGGAAGACGTCGACCTCAAGGCCGGCACGGTGAAGTTCCGCCGCAGCCAGGTGCGCGGCGTCTACAAGGTGACCAAGACCCGCCGTTCAACCCGCGAGGTGCGCCTACTCAAGCCGGCGCTGCAGGCCCTGCAGGCGCAGGCCATCCACACCCAGAAGGCCAAACCGGTGGAAGTCGAGGTGCTGGACCGGGACAACAAGACCAGGAAGCGTCAGTCGCTGCGGTTCGTGTTCCACTGCAGCAGCACCGGCGCGGCGCACAGCAGCTCCGACATGCTGCTCAAGGGCTTCTGGCGCCCACACCTGGCAACGGCCGACGTGCGCTACCGGGGGCCGAACAACTGCCGTCATACCTACGCCAGCCAGCTGCTCACCACCGGCGCCGTCACCCTGCAGTGGCTCAAGGATCAGATGGGCCATACCACCATCGCCATGCTCGAACGCCACTACGGCCGCTACATCAGCAAGGACGGCCCCGACATGATCCCGCTGCTGGAACACGCGCTAAAGCTCTGA